GCGGAAGTCCTAAGTTTTATACCCTCCCACGGTTCCGCAAGCCACGAGTTTACGAAGTTCTGGAGCATTTCCGGATCGTCTTTCGACTTTAGAAATTCCTCCGCGACATCTGCCCAGTTCACAAAGAGACTATAAAGGGAACTGATTCGGAATCCTATTGTTTTGGGATTTCCCACTCCCCTCTTTTTTACCGCTCTCCATTCTCCATTCCGCAGCATCCATGGCTTATCATTATCTGGAATTACACAGCCGCATACCGGGCAGATATACCGGGATGTCTTTGCCCGCTCATAGGGGGATAGTTTCTTCTCCGGGTCCTCTGTAAATTTAATCTGGTGAAAATCAAGCAGCTGCATTTCTTTGCAATACAGACACGGTACAAAATATTCCCGTACTTCGTCAGCTTCGTCGTGCAGCTTCCAAATATAATTTGTCTTTAATGTAGGCGTGGAACACGCATAGACCTTACTTTGCGACTTATAGGTCTTGATACGCTCCATAGCCAAATTGTAAGGCGAAGCCTCCTTTTTGGATGCTCCGCCCATCTTATCAATTTCATCGAAAAACAAATATTTTATTGCTTTGGCTGCCAGTTTTGAAGGGGAGCCGGCTCCGCGCAGGTAAATGACCATGTTCTTGAACTTTAACCGCAATTCCTTTGACTGATTTTCATAAAATTGTTTTCTGATTCTCGGAATCAGCCGGAATGCCGGCTTTAATTTGTCGTTAGAAATATCTTTTGCTAAATCATCCGATGGATATACAATCATCGCCGGCCCCGGCTCCTCACTAATCAGATAGCAGAGCATGTTAATTAACGCCTCTGTTCCTCCAAGCTGGGAACCCTTGCACAGGTAAATCTCGCGAACATAAGGCAGGTTCATCGCATCCATGATTCCTGTCAAATATGGGGTGATGGAGTTTGACCATCGGCCAGACAGGTTGCTGCTCTCATCCAACACGCGGTATTTCTCCGCCCATTCGCTTACTGTTATTTCCTCCTGAACCATTAATATTTTTTTAACTGTCCGTCGGAACAGAGCTGCCGTTTTCCTTCGGTTCCTGCCGCGTTGTGTCAATCAAATTCCCCCTCATCGTCTAATTCCTCCTCAAAGTCGTCCTCCTCTCCTTGTCCTGGGGTTCCGTCAATTTCTTCCGGGTCATAATCAGACAATTCTTCTAAAACAGAAAGCATTTCTTTCTTAATAACCTGAATCATGGAATCCATATCCGTCTCACCAGAAATCTGCATCGCCAGCTTTGCCGGAACCTCCAGAAGATGATTTTTAAAGCGAATTAACATATCTGTCAGGAATGCTTCCACGTCAGAGGCCTCGTGAAGCTCCCTCCGAAGCTTTCGGAGTTTTAAAAGGGAAATCTGTTTCTTTACTTCTTCGTGCTCTGCCTGGACTTCCTCTTTGGATATAGATGCCCGCCTTCCCGTTTCCGCATTTACCTTATAATCAATATACTCCTGTATGCACTTTTCCAGATAGTAACCTCTGGTTCCCTGATGAAGTTTAAAAAGCCCTTCTTCCCTTAATTGTCGGACTCTTCGCGAACTGATTCCCAAACATTGAGCCAATTCTTTTTGGTTTACAGTCAAACTCTCCTCACCTCCCTAAGGCACATCAAAAAGAGGAAGGAAGTGCCTATATTTTTTTCTTCAGAAAGCCAAAAATACCGCGAGTCATTCCGCCCCGCGCCGGGGGGGAGGGGCTTGGTAGTACCTTACGTTCTGCTACCGCCCCTCATTACACAGATAGCCCCTGCCCTTCCATTGGCTTTTTTGTTCCCTACTCGCTTAGTCTTTTCACAAATAAAAAGAAGATAACCGTTTCCAGTCATCTTCCTTTAATATTAGAATGATATTATTATTACACATTAGACAGTGCGAAATTGTATCATTTTTTAGTTTTCTATCTGTGTCGATTCCTGCCCCAAAACTATATTAATGCAGACAGGCAAACTATATTGCTTTTTTCCTTCTATCTCTTTCCTGGGTGGTTCGATAGCCTTTGATCCGTCAGCAATCATATATCAAAGTCTTCTTCTATTGTCTCCTGCTCTTGAATATCTTTTTTCAACTTTGATTCCAGTTTTTTGCATTTGTCATAATCTAAGAAAGGAATCTTTCTATCTATTTGCCGTATCAAATTAGTAACATAATAAAAATATTCCTCATTTCTATTGACAGATAGCCTCATATCATCGGAAATTTCATAGCTCCCTTCTTTGATATTTATGTCTTTATTTGTATCTGGAACCGCCCTATCTTTGTCACTCTTAAATATATCTAGGCCCTTGTACAGTAGCAATTCATTTATATAATAACTATTTTTTCGGCCAAAAGAAATCAGATTTGCTGTTTCCATATATGCCGCAATACGCATCTTACAACCATTAACTGATTCAAATATTTTTTTAAAATCCTTTTTTTCCGTGAAAGTATCATATGCCTCTTCTTTGTCCTTGTAATGTATTAATCTAAATTCATGAGTAAATCCTCTGCTCTTTCTAAAATCCACTAATGAATAGGCATATGTCTCATACTGTTTATTATTATAATTACTTTCATACGAATCTATAAACTTGCATATATGAGGATACACTATTCTTTTTTGCGCGATATCTGGCTTCATATCATAGCAAAAATCCAAAACATTTTTGTATTTCATAATACTGGTTGACGTTACCATTTTCTCAATAAATTCTTCTGTTTTTCCACTATCAAAACAAATATAACCAGCAGCAAAATATTCCATAAAAGATTTATGAACCCATTTAAAATTATTACCATCTTTTTGAAATAAAGGTACCGCATGCGTTAAATCATCCAATACATCTATTGCTGTTGTTTTCACCCATGACATTCCTTTAATTGATTTTTCTATATTTTCCAGTAATTCTGCCTTATTAAATTCTACTTGGTTTTTTTTCAATGAAATTACTGCTATTCTACGTAAAAGCTTCTCAAAATCCAAACTGTCTAATAAGGATTTTTTAGGGTGAACATATGCTCCGCCCTTGGTTTTATCATGGTCATTAAATAATGCATCATAAACCTGACTATAAAAACCCAATTTCTTGTAAGCTATCTCTTCTTTATATTCAAAAGTTTTGTATAATAAAGATGTTAGTAATGGATTTACTAAAAATTCTTTTAAGACTTCAAGTTGATCGTCTTTTTTTATTCGTTCAATGAGCTTTGATGATTTTTCCCCACACTCATCATATTTTCTTATTAAATCAAACGCCTCTTCCATGCTCATTGGTTTGATGGAAAATTTTTGAAAATCTCCTAAGCCATTTAAGTCCTCTTCGTCTCTCGAAGTTATAACATATTGGTTTTTGCCAGCTTTTCTTATAAACTTTTGTATGTTGTCTAATACCCCGCCTCTATTCTCATTCGTAATTTCATCATATCCATCGAAGAAAATAATGAAGTCACCTCTTTTCAACATTTTAATTAAATCCGCTTTTTCTACTTTCTTATCCAATAACTCGAACTGCTCTAAAATACAATCAATTATACTTTTAGACTTATCCATTTTTCTGAGTTCAATAACTATCGGAATATAAATGTTGGTATTGATAACTTGCACTGCCAAATACTTAACAATTGTTGACTTTCCCATTCCAGCAGTATCCATAATGGAAATCTTACTATGCTTTTTTAATATCTCGATACAAGTATCGTCAACTTTGTACTCTTCTAATACATCAGAATTAAAAGAATCCGCCTTAATTATTGTCAACGGTATATATAGTTCATATAATCTTTTAGGTATACCTTTGAATACAATAGTATTCATCTCTATTGACTTAGTATAACTTTCTTCCAAATATTCCCTTAAGCATTCTTCTAATTCAACCGAATTGTCTTTATAATCCGCATGCTTTTGCAAAATTGGCTTAATATGCGTTTCAACTACTGTATTTACTAAACCCTTTACACATTCCTCAATCCCTATGCTTGCAATTAAACCCCCAACCGCTTCTAAAGTCATACATCTTTCCCCCCATAATTCGACATTTTTCTTTAGTATACCACACTATCATCTGGAAAAATATACCAAAATCAGGAGAAATCGTATTTACATTGTAGAACATTTGTTCGAATTTTTCAAGATGGAATAATAACCAAATTTCTTTCCCATTTTTCTACATACAAAAAAGACACCCTATCTCTAGGATGTCTTTCTGTTCCTGGAATGTCTAGACGGGAAATCCTTAAACCAGGCAAACGGCAGCTCCAGGAGTTGAACCTGGCTCCAGGGTATTCACCTTGCCCATCTGCCATGAATAGCGTGCTTCGCAGGAAGTCCAGGGAAGAAGCCGCTGAGCTGTCCGCCCTCGACCTCTGATTATATTATAAAACGATATTTCCGATATAAACGATGTTTTTTAATTTATTCCTTGATTTTTTAAATATATATCCCGGATATATAATCGAGGGTAGTCCGGGCTCTTACTGTATCCTGTCTTTTGTGCAATTTTTGCCCAGGACATACCATCTATGTAGAACATTCGGAACACGCAGCGCGTCTGACCGTCCTCAATGGCACTAATCCACTTTTCAACCGCTTCTACACTATCCTTCTTGGCCTGTAATACTGCTTTTCGCCTCCGATACTGATCACCATCGAACCCCACAACACTCTGAGGACGCGGAAACCAGGTCCGGTAATCTAAAATCGTGCTGTTTCCCATCCCTT